GCAGTAGCATTAAGGCCACCACGCATAGTTGGGTCGTTCAAGTACTTCCAGTCAGACTTATAGAAGTCATAACCTCTACGGAATCCAGTGAATCCAAGGTTCAACGCCATGTCAACATCGTTGTCGAACAAACCGAATGATGCAGACTGAGCAACACCACCAGAAGTATATCCGTTCAACTGAGCCAACATATTGTCGATATCGAAAGACAATCCACGATTTACGAAGATTACGTTCTCCTCGATAGCTCCCTGCTTGTCAAGACGAGAAACGATAGTATCCCAATCAGAAAGACTGGTTGGAGTTCCACCGCCCCATACGTTACCTCTGTTGTTAACAACATAGAAGATACCTTCAGAACCCATCATTCCAGCAGTCTTAGCACCAGAACTATTAGCAGCAGGAACTGCTTCAATCATTGCAGTCTCAAGGTAGTCCTCAAAACGTAGACGAGTCTCATGCTCAGACTTCAAATACCATAGGTATCCAGTAGCACCGTTCTCAGTAGTTACTTCTACCCATCCAATCTGAGCCATGTCAGAACCGTTAACCGCATACTTATCCTTGATGATAATAGGGTTGTTAGAGTAGATTTCATCTTCAGATTCCAAAGAACCTACCATTCCGTTAGTTCCTTTCTTAAATTCAGAACCGTAGATAAATACAGTACACTGAGTAGAAACTGCGAAAGCTTGTCCAGCAGCCTCATAGAAAGCAACAGTGAAAGTAGTAGCAGAAGGTACAGCAGTAACGATACCTTTGTTGAACACGCCTGAAGCATTGTTCTGAATCATTACAGTCTGTCCAACACGGATTGCAATGTAAGTAACACCTGAATCAGAAACAGTGAATGTAGCTGTAGGGGAACCTGCAGCAGCAGCTGAAGCTACGTCAGTGTACTTAATGTGCAAACGGCCTTGTTCAGCCCATTTGATTTGGTCAGAGTTAGAAGGCATCTCAGCTCCTACCATTCGTAGGAAAGAAGCGATGGTTCTGTTACCATAACGCTCAAATTCTTTCTCGTAAGTATCAGGAAGATACTGGTTCAAGAAGTTGAAGTTGGTAATGTAGTTAGTTTGCAAAGCCACCTGCTCAGCCGCTGGCTGAAGTTGAAAGGATGGGCTCGCTAATAATGCACTTGCCATTTTTTTTAGTTTTTAAGTTTTACATTTTTTTTGCACTGCGGATTTTCAGGTTTCTACCTGAATCAGGGTTTACCGCTCTCACCTGCATTCCTCCTGTTGGCTTGCCTACTTCTGGTGCTCTTCGCTCAGTCATGTTGATGTTCTTGATTTTACGTGTAACGTCATCAGTTGCATCAGCAAGACCTTGCTCATAAAAGAACTTGGCGAACTTCTCAGGGTTCATAGCTACGGCTAATGACCTATGATATCCTGATGCGTCTTTAATCATTCCGCTTTCATCCAAAAACTTATTGATAAAGTTTTGTGGTGTAGCCTGAAGTCTCTTCAACTCATTAGGGTCTCCCGGATTAAACGAAATTCTCTTGTCGTTAACGTTGAACTCAAATCCTTTGAAGTCTTTACTAAAGACCTCATCTGTCTTTTGGTCAAACCATTTACGCTTACGAGTCGTCTCCTCTTCGATGGTCTTCGCCTCTTGTATATACTGCTTGTAGCTTTCATACATCGACTTATCTTCATCGGAAACAAATCCAGCACTTGACTCAAGTGGGATTTTATATTTTTCCTTCTGATTGTTGAAGTACTTCTTAGCCTCTGCAATAATTTTTTTTCTAGCAATCTTAACTTTTTTAACGGTGGACTCATCATCCAAATCTTCATCGTATGAATACTCCTCCATTAAAGCCTCAATGTCCTCACCGTCTAATCCTTCTTGAGTAGAGGTGAGATAATCTTTAAGTAGTTGGTCTGGATTCATTGAATCAAAGTCTTTCTTCAATTGCAAGAAATCCTCAAAACCTCTACCTGTTTCTTTTTTGTATTGCAAATAAGCAGCTACATCTTCAGGAAGTGGCTCAGCGTCTTTACGCTCAGCAACCAAATCATCCAATGAGTTAATCTGCTTATTGTATCTTTTACCAATATATGAAAGAACGTCCTCGTCTTTAAAACTAAACTCAGCAGCCTCAGGCTCTTCAGTGTATTCTCCATCTTCAGATGAAAAGTTATCACCTTCACTTGCCAGTGACTGCTCATGCTTTTCAATCAATTCATTTTCTACTTCTTGAACTCCTTTTGGTTCAATAACGTCTAATGACCTTACTTTAATTTCCATTTTATTAGATTTTATTTGTACAAACTTAATTAATTATTTCGACATTTTATCTGGGCTCAAATTCAGCCATATCAAACCCATCCAAGCTGTCCTCGTTCGACTCAAAGTTAAGCGGAGGAAGATTGTTCTTTCGCTGATTAATCAACTTAGATTGCTCTGTATTCTGCTGGCTTATTCTTTTTGCCTTAGCGTCCTCCTTCATCATCTCCCTTTCAGTCAAGCTTCCAACGTCCATGCTTCTCAATTGAACATTGTAATTAAACTCTTCTCTCATGAGCTGAGCTTTAAGTGCCGCTTCGTTCTTACTCTTCTCAATATCAAAGGCCACCTCAGCCTGCTTTAGCTGCATCTTTGCTTGAGTCTCTAACTGAATCTTTTGCATAGCAGTTTCAGCGGCCATCTGCTGAACTTGCATTTGCTGCTGGGCTTGCATAGCTTGTTTCTGCATAGCCATCTTCTCCTCACGCTCCTGAGTCTTTATCCTCTTCATCTTAAGCAACTGATTGGCAAGCTTGAGATTTCTAATCTCACGAATGTCAATTGCGTCTTCAAGATTGATGTCTCCCTTGGACAATGCCATCTGAATGTTGGCTTCTAGCTGAGCCTTCTCTTCTTCATCAGGAGAGATTTCAATAAAGATTCCAAAGTCATAAATGTATAGGTCCTTAATTTCTTCTAGGATAGATACATTGTACTTACCAATTTGATTAGCGAACTCATCCTTGAAGTCAGAGTACTTTAATATATCAGCGACCCTATAGGTCAATGCCTCTGATAAAGAACGATACATATATAATGATGAATCAAGTATGTGCCGAGTAGCTGTGTTAGAATTAAGTGCAGCTAACTTTTGTAACCCAACCAATGAGTTCGGGTCAGGATTAGAACCATCTCTAGCCTCATTCAATCCAGTTACAGAGCGAATCATATCAATGTAATGATTCATGTTGGTAATCAACATCTGAGTCTTGGACGCTCCTGAGTTGGATGTCAACTGCTGAATAGGAACCCTAGCATTATTAAACTCACCATCCTGAGTATAGCTTCGCCCAATAACTGAACCAGTTTGAAAATATAATCTTAATGCATCCTCAGGATTGTAAGCATTACCTGTTCCCAAGTCAATCTCATTCAATCCATCGGCATCAATAAATACACCATCAGGAACAGTACGTGCAATTACTTGCTGTAACTTTAGGTGAGTAATTTGAATCAAGTCAGCAAAAGGAATCATTCTTCTGCACAAAGACTCAATCACCCCCTTATACATACGTGGAGCTACTGCAACATAGTTTGGTAAAGCGTGCTGAGAAGCAGACTTAGGTCAAACCATGTTCTCAGACATCTCCCACTTCAAAAGAATATTGGTACCCATGACCATGATACCTTCATACCATACGTCAATGGTCTTTTCAATTTTTTCAAAGTTACCATCCTCCATCATTTCAGTAGGAGGGTTAAAGGTCTCGTCTTTCTCAATGACTCTTGAGCCACCACCTTCTAAGTTCTTTTTCTTATAGACAATTTTTTTGGTGGTCTTGTAATTAAAATACAGCAAAGTACAGGTGTCTCTATAGAACATACTGTTCTCGTAGAACTGTGCTACGTTGTAATAATCATACCATGACTGGCTGTATTGAGTAATTTGCTGTAGGTCTTCTTTAGTTAGAGACTGGTCTATCTTCATTAACTCAGAAATAGGCAGAGTCTTAATCTCTCCCCAATAGAAACAATCTTTAAAGAATGGGTCTTCAGTATAACTGTAAACAATATTGGCAGGGTCAACATAAGATATTTGAACCCCTGTTCCTTGAAGGAATTCATGCTTTGCTACCCCAATACCAATTACAGTCAAATCATAGTCCAATCTCTTTTTAATATCTTCGTAATGATTTTCGTCAAAGATTGTATTGATTGCCTCTTCTTCAGCAATCTCAATTGCAGGCTTGTAGTTAAGCTGCATATATAGTGATAGCTCCTCATCAGTTTGAGGCAACTCTTCTGGTTCCATCATAAATGGATTAGCCCCTGTTTCTTCTTGAATAATTTCAAGCACAGGTTTTGCTACCATCTGACCCTCAATCATGTCCTGATACTTACTTCTCTTTGCCTGAGACATAGCGTCCTGTGCATACGCCTTAACCTTAAATAGTCGGTTAGACATACCGTTGACAACAATGTCAATAAACTTAGGAAGGATAGGCACAGGGGTCCAATCAAGATTTAAATAAGATAAATCTCCGTCAATAGCTAATTCATTTTTATATTTACCAATAGGTTGCTCACCACGGGCATAAAGTCTTAATCTTCTAAAGTCCTGCCACTGGCCATAGTATCTACACGAGTTTCCATCTTTGCGGAACCACTCGTATTGTATGGCCTGACCGACCTGTAAACCAAAGGTATCCGATGCCTTCTCGGCATCCGTAGCCAACTGACTCGGGAAAGATACCGCATTGATTTCGATTGTTATATTCTTCATTTGTCTAATTGACTGATTACCCCTTCGTTCTTATATTTAGCGAAGTTAATAATTAATTTCGATTCTTTTTTTTCAGGCACATAGAGGTGCTTTTGATTGGCCATTATGGCTAGTCCTGAGCTAATACAAGCATCAAATTTTGTTCTGTCGTTGATGTCAAATTTAGCCCAGTCCTCAAGGGTTCTAGTGAACGGCATCGTGCCCATAAGGTCCGCATCTCTGTACTTCCCTTCCAAATCAAGACCTACAAATTTTTCAATGTAGGACTCAATCGCTGAAGCGTGTGACTGCTTAACATCTTCTGATGAGTTGGGTATACCACCCAATTCTCTTTCTGTTTTTGTAAGTTTAGCAAACTGCTTGTCAGGTCTATTTATTGAGAAACCTCTATATCCTCTATTTTTTAAGTGATACAATAATCGTGGCTTATTATTTTCCACCAATATTGGCATACCAAAAAACACACAGGCCATTAATACTTCTTCGAAAAATATCTCTGCAGTTTGAGGTCTTGCAATATACTCTAAAAAGAACTCGTTTACAGGAGCATCATCCATGTGAAACTTAGTCATGCCATGCAAAGCACCGTTTGAACCACGGCCACCAACAACAGCAGATATATCGTAAGAGTCACATCCGAATGAACCTATGTGCTCATTGCCCGGGTACCTGATTCCATTTCTAATGTGCACATTGTTTTGCATATGCTTCGGTGGGAACCAGCTCACCAAGAACCTACCTCTCTGGTCAGGTGTCCATATTACTTGAGTGTCCCTGATTCCATCCTTCCAAGAAAATGAGCCACGAGTTAAATAGTGCTCCTTAATCATGGAGTCATTGTAGTCAATCTGCTGATATATCTTAGTGAGATTAAATATTGATGACTTACTTTCATCACGAAAGGCGTGACTCTCGGTTCGTGGAAACTGACGATAAAATTCATTAAGAGCGTCAGGGTCATTCTTTAATGAATCAACTTCAGCGTCCCAATAAT